CCCAAATACAGAAGAACTTTCTCTATCATCTTGGCTTTGTTATAATGATAGATTGGAAATTCACACTCTAAAGAAAAAGTCCAATAATTCAAGAAATATAAGAAAGAAAAAGCTAGTTGATGAATACTCAAAGTCATTCCAAAAAGGTGAAGAAAACACAGATGATGGATTTGAGTACGACAAGAAAAGTAACAATTATAAGAGCAAGAAAAGCAAAGAGAATTCAAATGTTATTAGATTCGACAAAGAAAATTTATATGATAATTTACCATTTATGGATGAGTATGACAAAGAAACTCTATTTTCAAAGAATACATCTGAGACAATTAATATCAAAAAAGATGATATTCGAGTGTTATTCAGAAATCCCGATAACGAAGATGAATGGGAGAGAATACGTCCTTTGATGATAATTAATGAAAGAAACAAATTATTTGAGCTCGCAGATCATTTCAATAATGTTATAAACATCTCAACAAAAGATCTCTCTATTTTCTTAGCAGATAATAACTTAAAAATTATAGATGTAAATGGTGACGGAAGTTGCTTCTATCATTCTATAGCTAACCACTTTTATAATAAATCGCCTGATATGCTGATGACAGCTAGAGAGATGAGAAATAATATGAATACGTACTTTCAAGAAAATTCAATCATGTTAAGACAGCATTTCTTAGATATAGGAAAGCCATTAATCGATGAGGATTATGAAATTATACGAGTGATAAATCAAGAATGGGCAAACCAATCAGTTGTTTTGATAGCAGCAGCTTATTATAGAGTGAACATCTTAGTCCTTTATTCTAGATTCGGAAACAACGGCAACATTGTAAGCTCAGCTATTCAGCACAATGGTGGTAATGATGACTCTATTCCAATGATCATCCTAAATACCAACAATGCACACTTTGAGCCCATCATGGATCTAAGATCAGTCAAATACAACGCAACGTAATTTAGACGAAGTAATTAACCAAAATAAAATGAAAAACAAAAACAAAAACAAAA